AACAAATGAGTATCTTTTCAGGATTATAATAATTCAATAATTTTAAATAATTTTTTATGCTTGCATTTAATCCTCTATTTTCAGATGATGTTTTGTCGTTGTTTAAAGATAATATTATTTTGTTTATGTTTAAAGATAGTGTTGCACATATTAATTTTGTTGATACATCGAGTCCAAAAGTAACAAGTACATTTTTGTATCCATGTTCATTTAGGTTTAGTAGATCGCCGATACTTTCAACAAGAATAACTGATTGTGTTTCATTGATTGCCTCGGCAGCCTCTGGGTTCGCGTAGAGGGGGTATATCCAGCCTGTTTTGCGTCCCACATGCTTCCACTTGGGTCGATCGCCAGAAGAGTTCATATCGCGCCCTGAGAAGCCGTGAATCTGCTTGTACTCATTGTATATTGGAAACACAAAACGGCCATACAATTTTCCTGTGGTTGCATATCCACCCTTGAGCGACTTTAAAGTTTTTTCTGAAATGCCGCGATCATTGTAAAATTTATAATGCGGCAACAGTCTGTCTAAGCAGTTTTCTGGATATATTTCTTCCATTTCTAATTTTTCTGAATGGGTTAGTCTGTTGTAATTGTCTCCAAGATCATCTTCGTCAAGAAATTGTTTGAGTTGTTTTTTGTCGTTGGTGCCAAGAGTAATTTCTACCAATCTACTGAACGGAGAGAATGAACTGTTCTGAACATGATCTTTCCAAACTCCTGTGTTTTTGTAGATTTGTATTGCTGTCTTGTTGTCGCCGTTTCGAAATAGCGCATTGGTTTGCCAATATGATCCTCGATCAGCCAGCTTGTAACCCAATTGAATGAGCGAATCTTTTATTTTTTCGGGGCTCATTATAGATCAGGTAATTCGTCGCCCCTTCCCATAAGTGCGCCCACCCCTTCTGAATCCATGTGCTCGACAAGATCCTGTAGATCGCCGCGCTCTTGAATATTAAAGTTTTCCATGTGAAGATTGATGTAGTTTTTTCGCTTGCTGCCGTCGGGCATTTCTACTGGTTGTAGTGCGCGATGAACATCTTTGCCCAGCCATCTATATTTTAAACATATAAATTTGTGTGTTCCAAAACCTTCTGGCTCGGATTGTATTTCATCCATCGTCTTTTGTCGAAGCAAAAACAAGTGAGAACAGAACTGTGTGATTTGGTCACTCAGAGAAACGATACTTTCATCGTCCACAACATTCTCAGAGTTTCTATTGTTGGTGATACCAAGACGATTACTTTGCACACTTGTTAACATTGCCACTGCAGGCTTGCCGTTGAAACACAATTCTTTTTGTATCAGTTGTTTAAATTTATCTACCATTCGCCCAACCGTTTCCCAACTGCTTGCACCATTTTGCCGTTCGTATGTGGTTTTAATATAGTCAAAACTAAACAACATTGGATTGCCGCGACCAACTTCTGAATAATAAAATCTACGAATGATATTGATCATACTATCAATACTGTGACCTGCGACATTGTAATAATAAAATTTAAAATTTTTGACACGATTCCAAGTGTCGCGAACTTTGTTTACAATTTCTTCTCCTGCTTGACGCCAACGACCAGTTTCGAGAAGATGCATTGGCACTCCAGACAGCGCAGAACATTGACGAATGATAAGTTCTTCTTTGCTCATCTCGCCATTATCAAAATGAAGAATTGGAACATTATTAGTTATTGCAGAAACTTTTGTACAAAAGTCCATACAAAATTGTGTCTTACCCACACCTGCACGAGCGACAACCACAGTAATGTTTCCTGGCCGAAAGAGCGATCCATAAAGCTCGTTTACTCGTTCATGAGGGCCCATCAGTCCAAATTGATCAATCGGATTGTTTCCCCGATCCTCGATGAAGTCTTCCATTTCATCAAAAAGATTTTCTGGTTTGTTAGAGCCAATTTCATAAAGATTTACTTTGTCATTGTATACTTTGTCGGCTTTTCCCACGATATCATCGTAGGTTGCGCTACTGTTGATCGACTTCATTTCTTTTGCAACCTCTACAGATGCATCGTATATTTCGCGACGAACAGTATATTTTTTTAATTCTTTTGCTGCTTTGACTACTCCTTCTTTGGATATTTGACGCATTGATAATGCTTTGATATAGTCAGCAATGTTGATATTATCTTCGAATGAAATGTTTAATGATTGAACTCGTTGAGCTAACAACACTTCATCTAGTGCGTCTCCTTCCTCAAGTGTCTGCCGAAGAACGCAGAAAATTGTTCGATTAACAATCGAGTTTTTGTCAAAGAAATCGTTTTGATCGATAAATGCTGCAATGAGCGGATACGAGTCTGGGTATTTTATCAGTCCCGCGATTAGATGTTGTTCAAGTTCGTAAGAATAAATCATTCTTACATCTTAGCACAAACAGTCTAGAAAGTCAAGGTGTTTCTTCGTCTCCGAAATCTTTCGGAAAATTAAGCTCTATTTCTTGTGCTGATACTTGTTCGAGGTACTGCTCGAGAGCTTTTCTTAAACCCATCTCAATGATGGGAGAATTTGCTTTAGTAATTACAGAGGGAAGTCCATCTTGGTTCACAAAGCTCAAAATGAAACCGCTATCTCCGCCCGTAGATCCTGTAAATTCGAAAAGTTGACTAACAATACTTTCTGGCAAACAAAATCTTCCTAAATTATCTGGATCAATATTTTCATCGTTCATGATATATATTACACAAACTACAAATTAACACCAAAATTTTCGAAAAGTTTTTCATTCAATTCATCGCCATCATATATTTCGACAAGTTGTATATCATTGATTTCGCAGAACTTTAATTTGTCTTGATCGCGCTTCAATTGATTGAGATAATTGATTTTATTTTTGCCGTGAAAAAATGGAACGTATTTTGTGTGTTGCTTGCCTTGAACTTCTATTGCTATTTTTTTGTTTGCGTTGTAGAAGTCGAGAGACAATTTTGTGCCTGCCACAGGAAATTCTTCGAATACAATGTGCTTGTTCCAGTACTTTTTAAGAAACTGCTTTGCGTTGAATTGTATTTTACTGCGGCTTGGACCGTCCCAATCGATCAGATGGTTTTTTGCTTTCTTAACAGTGCGAACCGCGCCTGTTAGGGTTTTAAAGCGCATTGGTTAACTTCTGAAAGTCTTCGTAAAGAAAGTCTGATAGTTCTTCGTTTTCTTCGAGAAAGTCAATGAGGCGCTGTTCGCCTTGAAACTTTTCATTGATCTCAAATTTCTTGGCAGCAAGTTCCGAGATAAGATCTTCGCTTACAGAAATCCATGCGCCTTTCTTGTCAATCAAATTGAATAGATAAAGCATATCTAATATTTCGCGGGCTCGCCAAATTGACTTGCCGCGCTTCTTGCCATATTGAATTGGATAGCGAACAGTTGATCCCGTTTTTTCGTTGACGCTTTTGCGAAAACGAATTTTGCAGTAATGCCCAATTGGTTCACCTTTGTCTTCGAGCTTGCTTGCTGTTGGATTTTTAAAGATAAGATCAGAGGTGTATCGCTCTTCAAATTCAAGAATGAAGTTTGCGTAGTGCTTGATTGCATTTCCTCCTGCCTGCTTTACTTTTGGTCCGCCGCGAGCAGCATATGGATTGGTTGCTACTTCTACGCGAACCTGACTTGTAAGAATCATTGTGTGACCCATTTTAGTGATCGGTAATACCATCTTTTTCAAGAATACCGATGTAATCAATGCGCCACCTGCTACTTGTTCACTTTCTGCGAACGGTTTATCAATATCTCCAATTCTGCATAGCGCATCAACACTATCAATAATAAACATGTATCTTTTATCATCTTCATTTTGAAACACAAGCTCTCTAATCAATTCAAATACTTTTTCAAAGATATTACAATCAAAACAAAAGAATTTATTTGGATCTGTATCAATTCCAACTCGCTCAATCATTTCAGGACTAAGTCGACCTTCGCTTTTGATATAGATTATCATTCCTTTGTCGCCAAAGTGTTTTTGGAAGTTGCGTGCGAATGTCATGGCGCAACTTGTTTTTCCGCCTTCATTGATTCCTGTGAATCGATGTGCGCCATTTGGTAGTCCACCGCCAAGTGCGATATCTAGGTTCAAGCTGCCGCTTGGAATTTTATAATCTTCTACTTCGTAAAAGTTGTAATGATACTTTTGATTGTCTTTGTCAGACAGAAACTTTGCGATTTGATCGGTTGTTTGAATTTCTTTTGTTTTACTCATCTATAAATTGTCGTATTGTTTTTGGTTTTTTCGAGATTATTTTATCATCTCCAGATTTTTCTCCAAGTGGTATTTCTATCTTGGGCGGAATCTTGTAATTAAACTCGCGATATTTTTTTTGAATCTGCTTGAGTCCTTGGCCTGATCTCAGCACAGCAAGCGATGGAACGAGATTGATTGATACTCTCTCCCAAAACTCTTGGCTTGGAAACATTTCCATCAAGTCGTTGAGCAGTTTCATTTCACGCGCCCAGAACATGCGCTTTTGTTTGTCGGGTTCGACAACAAATTTTTTGATAAGATCGCGCTTGTTTAATTTTTTCACAAAACCAGCTTAACTGATTTTGCTATAAAAGTCAAGCAGAAAAGAAATAGTTTGGTCGATTTTTGCGGTAATCCGCGTTGCTCATTCTTGGATCAATTAAAGATACAATCTTTTTGTTGTAGCAAGCTTCAAGCTGTTGTTGATCGCGATCTGGACATTCTCTATCAATTTGCTCGCACAAGTCTGTGAATTTGTGTATTTGATCTTGCGTATAATCCGCTTCTTTTTGAAAGATATGTTTTCCACTAACACTAGATGGAACAATCAATTCAAAGTGTTTTTTGTCGAGCGAATGTATTTGTATAGCAAAAAGTTTTTGAGATTTGAGTTTCAAGTTTTGATCAAGCAATTCATTTTTTTGTTCGATTAACTGTGCAATTTTATTTTTCAGCTCGGGATTTGGATCGGGCATTTCGCGCGCC